GAGGTAGCGGCGGTCGATTGTCTCCGGCAGGCGCAAGGCCCACACGATGGTGTCGGCGGTGAGCGCGGCGGTAAGGATCGCGCCAGAGGACGCCTCGATGGTGGGGGTGCCGAGGCTGGTTCCGTCCACATTGGTGGCAGGCGCGGTCGCGGAAATAAGCTCAAAGAGGGCGCTCGTGCCGTTGGTGAAGGCGGTGCCGACGCGCACGATGAGGTACGGCGCGGATTCGTAAATCTGCGTGCCGACGGTAGAGAGGTCTATCCAGTTGGTGGAATACTTAGCGGTATTACCCACTGCGGCAAAGCTCTGCGCCGACGCAAGCTGAAGGCTTTTATCGATGATCATTCTGTTTCTCCTTTAACCTTTATCAGGTTATTTCGCCGTCGGTGTTGAGGATTGCATCGCACCTGCGGATAGGGAGGCCCATGAAGTTGAGGACGGGGCCGCCCACGGGTTTGTCCCAGGTCAGCATGTATTTTCCCGCCTCGGCTGCCTGCTTCTGGAGGTACGAAAGCACCTTCTGATTGCAGTAGATGACGGTCTTGCCCATGTTGGTGTTGGGGATTTTGTAGTACGCGTCGGTCATCGCGCCGAACAGGTCGATGGCGGTCTTGGGCGCGGCGTCGAGGGTGGAAATGTCGATGTTGCCGACGCGCACGTTGTAGCGCCAGTCGCGCACACACAGACCCAAATCCCACTTGTAATGGGTTCTGTAGCCCTGATAGCGGCCTGCGGGGGTCGCGGAGTCGGTCAGGGTGACTTCGCCCAAATCCTGATGCTGGAAGCCCGCCTGTGAGCCTTTGGGATAGATGAGGTGGGTAGTGTTCTCGCCCCAGGTCACGAACCAGATGCTCGTGGTGTCATCGCCGGAGATCGAGCCATGCGCGATGGCGGGAACGAGGTTGTAGCCGATGGATGTAGCGGTGGAGGACGACACGGAGCCGTAGCGGGCTTTGAGTCCGGTGAACTTCTCCTGGTCGACGCTCTGATTGCCGTAGAACAGGACAGTAGCCATTTCCTGATTCATGGCTTCGAGGAAAGCGCGATCTTCGGACAGCCGGAAGGCTCCCGAATTGCCGTTCAGGTCGGCAAGGGACTTGTCCACTTCGGCGTATGCTTCGAGCATGCCGCATGTGTCAGTCACCTGCGCAGTCGTGGACTTCGAGGGCTGAACGCCGTAGTTCAGCAAACGCCATGTCGCGGTCGGCAGTCCGGTGCGAATGACGCTCTTGTGGCCGATGGGCAAGTTACCTTCGACAGTAACGGCGTCCTTGAGGATTTCGTTCGTCTTGGTAAGCATTTCGATGATTGCAGCAACTTTGTTGTCGGGGCCAAGCCTTGACGCAAGATCAAGGTAGGTTACTCCGGTTCCTATGGTAGCCAAGGTGTTCTCCTTAGTTTGGCATACCCGGATACAACCTTTCAGCGAGTGACTTTACGGGAACGTCTGCGCCTACAGCGTCGATCATCGGCCCCTCTCGCATCTCCTTGCCGATTGCTGAAAACATCTTGACCACGTTAGGATCATTACCAAGCCCGGAAGCGGTGATAAGTTTCGCCACTTCGGGGGTGCCGAACTTCGTGAAGGCGCGTTCCATGTGTGCCATGTTCGCCTTGTAGTTCGCGCCCCATTCGGCTTGCAGTAATTCGCGGGTCTGGTCTGCTTTCACAGCGATCAGTTGTTCCCTCTGCCTGAACGCTTCCATTGCGGTCGCGTTGTACTTGTCAAAGAGGGTAGAAGCCTGCTTGTTCGAGAGTCCAAGANNTGCAAGCTCTTTCGGGAGTTTGCTGGTATCCAGGGTGTATTTGTCGGGTGAATCCGGCGCTCCAATCTTCTGGAGGAACGCACGAATATCCTCATCCGTCGCATCGGGGCCGGGTGGGACTATGGCCTTGCCGAGTTTTCCTTCCAGTTCTTTGTAGCTTTTCCCAAGTTCCGATATGCTCTTGAACTTGGTTATGCCTGCATCGCCCTGTAGGTCTTTCTCAAGCTGTGCCGTCCACGCGGGGGGCGCGTCGGTTTGCGCTTTTGGCGCTTCGGGAGCTTTTACGGCTCCGGTGAGGATACTCCCTTCCTGTCCCGGTGCTTCTGCGGCGGGCTGATTGTCCGTTACCGGGTCAGTCGCCTGAATTTCTGCCATTCTCAATCTCCTGTCCGTCATCCCGACGGTCTACGTGTACGTTCATCATCGCCTCAACGAGGGCGAATGAATCCCCTGAAAATACCTGTCCGGCAAGCCAGTTCGCGGCGTTCCGCAATACCCTTGCCTCGTCATTAGGTGCCTGGTCGAAATAGCCCAAATGCTCAAGAATCGCGGTCAATACAATCTTGCCGTCCGTGGTGCTGAATACGGTACGAAAGAGCCGTTCAATCTCCCTGATACGCTCCGGCTCGGCAAGCTGGTTGATATNNCGCTTTGCCGCCTGTCACGTTATCCATCATCGAGCCGGGAACAACAGGCTGATTCAGCTTGTCGGCGTTGCCTGCAAGCATCTTCTGTTGCTCAAGGGCGATGGCCTGCTGTTGCTGTGCGGCCTGCGCCTGCGCTCTCTGCGCCCGCATTTCGTCGATTTCTGGCTTCTCGCGTATGGTTTTCTGTGGCGCTCCTGCGGCATTGGCTCCGGCGTATGCGATTTCATCCATATTGAAGTTGTCGATGCTGGTAGAGCCGAACTGCGCGGCCTTGCCCTCGATTTCAACCATTGCGGAGATAAGGCCAAGCGTGGCATTAACGCCCTGGTTCTGGTTAAATCTGCGCTGAGCCTGTGCAAGCGGCCCCATGTACTCGATGTCTACCCTGCCGCCCTGTTGTGCCAATCCTTGCGGGGGAGGCGGTATCATCATGCGGCGCTGGAGGATGGCAAATACGCGGTCAATGAGGGGGGAAAGGCACTCGCTATTGAGTCTACCAATACGCGCCCCAAGAACAGCGGCTTTCTCTGACTGGCGCTCCATGACTTCCGTTGCGGTCATCTGGCCTGTGCGCTGTAGGTTCTCAAGCATGAGGAAGAAATTGACATGGAACTTGTTGCGAACTACGTTGCGCTGATCCTGTAGCTCCTGCCAACCAAAGGGGAAGTTCTGGCCCAAGTTGATAGGCTCAACCTTGCCCGTAGTCTGGTCGTAGTAGTTGTATCCACGCGGTACAATGCGCTCTAATCCCTTGTTGGCGCGGGGAATGTTCAGGGGGGGATTGACGGAAAGCTCGCCTGCCATCAAGAGGGTCTTTGCCATCTGGTTCAAGCGCAGAATATCGGGCAGGGAGTCGCCCCCTGGCCCGCGTCCGTACACTTCATCGCTATTCTTGCCCCATCGCCACACAAGGTAGGGCATTTCATCAAAGCCGCCCTCATCGAGCAGCTTCTTGTTGTCGTAGTCGAAGTACATGGATGCGAAGGCTTTGTCCTTCCTGCCTGCGCCTTCCGTGCCTCGCGGGAATACCGCATGGAGCATCGTCACGCGCTGGTAGGGGTTTTCCTCATACATGCGCTGCCATGTGCTATCAAGGCCACTAGTGCCGAACTGTTGAACCACGGTGCGGATTGCTACCTTGAACTTGCGATAGACAGTATCCACGGTTCCGGCGCGGTTCTCGGCAATGTATAGCTCTTTAGGATGCCTGGACGAAAAGTTGATCTTGCCGCCTTCCTCGTCGTCCTCAACGAACATGCACGCGGTTCCAATAGCCGCCGCGTCCTGAAAGAACTCGGACATAGCGCCGTAGAAGTTGGACTGGTTAAAGGCTCCATAGATGGCGTTCTCTACTTCCTCAAGCCAGTCAGCGGAGAAGGGTGCGCGGGTGAGATTGTCATCAGCCATCTTGAGCTTGAAAAACTTGAAGGACGGGGAAACAGAATAGCCCTGCAGCCCATCGGCAAGGGTCTGTAAAGATTCAATGCCCGTGGTGTCAAATATCTTGGTTTCAGGCTTCTTGCCGGAAGAATCGTTATCGTCCCACCATGACCTGCGCGGCAGGAGGACTTGCGAGATTTCTTTCCAGAGGGGCTCCCACTTTGCGCGTTCCTCTTTTAAGAACTCAAAGCGGTCGAGGATTTCCTTTGATTCCATCACTTGCGCCTTGGGTACATGACATCCTCAATGGGGGTGTCGCCCATGCCAGAAGTGAGTACGTCATCGGGGGTGTTGATTATGTTGCGAACCGCGTCAGCCGCCGCGCCGTCCTGGTTCATTTTAACGATTGCGTCATCGTCATTGCGAGCGCCTATTGCCTTTCGCGCCTTGCTCTTAAGTGCTGGCGTTGCCGACAAATAGAGGTCGATGACGGATGAATCCTGCGCCGGGTCTGCGGTGGCTGGTTCGGTTGCTTTCAGTTCCATACAATCCCCTGGTCGCCTCACGGCGATCTAGTCTGGCCTGCCTCGCGGCGGTCATAGCCCTACACTTTATTATTAGTCAGTAGATTTTGCGTTATCTTAGCCCTGACCATAAAATATCGTATGTTTCTTCGCGTACCGGCTCGTCGATCTTGAATACATCAACGGGGTCGCCTTGGGGGAAGGTAGTGGAAAGCTCCTTGTCCATGATTCGTGACAGCGCATCAAGCATATCGTCATGCTCAGAGTAGGGGAACCGCAAGGAACTCGTCATTAACAAAGCTCTGCGATAGATCCACTACTTTCCTGTCGTACTGCTCGTAGGGCATGGCTTCGGGCAGGTAGATTCTCCCCTCACTGAACGCTGGCACAAGGCGCTTGATCCGGTCATTCTTGGGCATCTGGCCTGCAAGCGGCGTGATGGAGAAGCGATAGTTCTGCCTGTCCATGCGCTCCTGCATGTACTGGATATCGGCCTGCATGCCGTACTTCTCATAGCCCACGGCGACAGGCCGGTACTCTTGGTGGAGCTTGAACAAAACATTGGCGCGTTCCTGTAGATTCAGGCGGTCGCGCACGATGCGGGCGACATAGTAGTTTTTATCGCTTCCAAGGCCGACAACCATAAACACGCTGTAGTCGCTGGTGTCTTTTTTCTCCGATGCCGGGTCAACAAGGATGTAGAAGCTTAAGCCCGTCATGCGGTCGGCTTTCCAGTAGCGCAGCCATTCCTTTTGAAGCGATTGCATGCCGTCTGCGGTAGGGCGTAGGAATAGCTGACAGGCTCCGATGTACGGCCCCATAGCTCGCATCTTGTCGGCAAGCTGCTGGCGCGTCCATATCCACGGCTCGCCCTCTAGTGTTCCATCCTTGGTTGCGGCATAGATACGCGGCTTGAACGTTCCATCCCTGATGGCGCGGAGATAGATGTCGTTATGGGTGTAGATCGTCCCTACCATGGACGCCTTGCCAATGCCTGTTATGCCCAGGTTGTAGGACATTTTCAGCGCATCTTCACACTTCTGTAGGCCATCGGGCGTCCGTACTGTCTCTATGGTTTCCACGTCATCATAGCGCCTGTATTTGAAGTGCATGCCTGTGGGCTGGCCGTCGACGAGGCCGGAACACATAAGCGTCGGTTCCTTCGGGTTGTACCTGCGCCGCACGGTGATACCCTCGTCCTGCGTCCACTTCGGGCTATCCTTGCGCGGGTCTTGCCATAGGATGTCAGGGAATAGCTCTTTCAGGTGTTCATTGGTTTCCAGCTCGTGCATGACAGGGGCCATGAGTTTCTTGGCGTTAGGCTTCGTGAATGAAAATAGGCAGGTAGAGCCTTCGGGGTCGTTCAGGATGTCGCCTATAATGCCGTTCTGCGTAATACAGGTTGACTTGAAATGTTCACGCGCCCACAGGTCAACGTATCCCCACGGCGCACGCTGCACCTCCCGCGTCCTGTCGTACACCCAATCGTTGTCCACAATCTCGCGGGGAACTATCGATAGCACATACACAAGGCGAAAGAATGGATCTTCCTTGCACAGCTTCCGCACAGTGTTGAACTTCGTGCCTTCCTTGGTCGCCTGCTGTAGTATGCGGCGATACCCTGCGTGTGCTTCGAGCCTGGTCAATGCGCGAACCTTATCTCGTGCCGTCCAATCCTTGTATGCCGCACGATGCTATCCCGCCGTGCGTTCACCTTGGCGCATAGCTGAAATAGCATGATGAACGTGAATTGCTCGTTGGTCATCCAATCACCTCCGCTATCAATGCGTTCAATCCCTCGCTGATCTCATTATGCTTTGCCGCCTCGGTTTCCTTCTGCACAATCGCAATCTTAATCAGCGTATCCATAACCCCGCGCAGTTCCCGCGAAACGCTGGTCAGCGCAATGATGTTGCCCGAATCAATCGCCGTTTCGAGCGCGGTTTCTAGCTTGCCCTTCAATGTGCGTAGGTCGTCGATGATGTCCAGGCTCTTAGCGACAACCTCTTGCGGTATGATCGCGGGTACGGCCTCGGCAACAAGGGAAACCATGTGTTTCTTGTGGCGGTCGATTGCGTTCTTGTTTGTCCCGTGTTGTCCCGCAATGTCCCGCAATGCTTTTCCGTCCCGTATTGCCTGCTCTATTTCGTTGCGCTTGGGGTGTTTACATATCGAGCAGGTTTGCGGCATATACCCTCTTATTAGTCAGTAGCACTATCGCAATAGGGTAGATCACTGAAAAATACCTCTGAGCATTGTTTCTCATACTTGTACTTCGCGCTCCGTAGCCTATTGCTCACGGCGTAGTAGACCACGCCCCCAATGCGGCCGATTGGCTCCTTTTTGTCGAGCCGCTTCATCACCACGCACACGCTATCGGTCAGAAGGTCGTCAATCTCTTGTTTTGGCTTCTGGACGTGCGTCCTCCGCAAGAGCCGCCGCAATATCTCGTTCGCCTTCTCGCGTGTTAGTACCCATAGCTCATCCCTGCACCTTACTCCTTTGCAGTACTCGACATAGACAGCTTGTAACTTGTCCACTCATCGCCCTTTCCTCCCTACCAGATCAGTACCCGTATATCGTCAACCTCCTGGAAACAGAACATGGTCAAAATGGAATATCATCGTCGAACGGTTGCGCCCCCTCACCCGCGCCACCAAAGGACTGAGAACCCTGCGCCCCTGCGCCCGCTTGCTGTGCCTGGGGTAGTTTCACCCCTTGCGCCCCTTGCGTTGATCCTTGGCCATCCTTGCCGCCTTGCCGGGGAATATCGCGCTCGATGTAATAGTCCGGCGTGGCCTCTCCTGGCTCTTTCCACTTGTTTTTCCAGATAACGATGGGTATTTTCTCGCTGCCCACCGTAATACTGCCCTTGGCGAATGGCGCTTTAGGGTTTTCTGTCCGCGAATACCACAATGCCCCGATCTGATTTTCTTTCATGGCCTAGCCTTTCGAGCGGCGTCCCAGGCGTCGGTCATTTCGTGGCCTCCTGCATAAGAATTTCCCGCATATTATGTCTATAGCAACGATCGTCGGGTGAGTCGTCGCTAATGTCGTGGTAATTAAAATAGCACCAGTCTTGTGGAGCGTTCCCTGGGCCTGGCTCGAAATAGGGGCAAAGTCGCTGTTTCTGCGGATCGTCCTCTTTGCAAAATACAAAACTATGGTACTCTCCTTTTCTAATTTCGGCTAATGATTTCATCTCGCTTCCTCCTGTGATTCAGTTTCCATTTCTTTAATAAGTTCCCATGCCAATACAAAGCGTTCGGCAAGAGCCATAAAGTCATCTGTCTTAACATAATCGCCGTACATTCCATCTTCGGGTTCCATTGATGCTCCGCTGATGCAAACATTAAGGTCAAAGGTTGTTGGTGTAAGTAATTCACGGTCTTTAGGATCTTGGATATACCTTTTCGCGAGTTCCTTAATCTGCTCTTCCCAGGTATACAAGCCAAGATCTTTCAGTTCTTCAGCATATTTCATTCTGTAGCTTCCTCTTGTTTGGCCTTATGAAGGCCAAGGATCTCGTTGATACGCTCAGAGTTGTTACTTGGGTATTGGTGCCCGTTGTACTCTCCAACGTCCTGCATATTTTTTATGGCGTCCGAGAAGCCTTTCCTATAAGCAGCTTTTCGCACTGTCGACTCATGCGCTCCAATGATAGCTCTTGCCCGATCAAGCGGGATATTAAGCCCCAGCTCGTCTTGATGATATCCAAATATATAAGTAAGCGTTTCGCAGAATTTTGATTCCAATTCCTCTGGCGTTTCTATCTTGTCTATCATTTACAACTCTCCTTTAATGGTTAAAATTTCATTTCATCGCTTCCTTTATTGCACGATCTCTTTGTTCTTGCTTCCCACGCTCATATTGTGCATTATGATTGTTGAGATTCCTTTGCCGCTCTTTACAGTAACCAGGACACCACCCTTCAATAAACCCATCAACATATTCACCACAGCCATAGCAATGATATTTAAGTTCTATCTTGTTCATTGCGTTACTCCTTGTCCGGCAGTCTGCCATAAATCACGTAATAGGCCGATGAACAAAGTCTATTACGTTCATCGCCATCGCGCTTCTGTATTGTGGCGATAGGTTCCTGCTGACTGTATAATTCCGCGAACCGTTCGCGTATTTGTGCAAGCTCAAGCGCCACTCCCGCATAGTTGTATTGTTCATATGCTGTTCTTTTTTCTGCTTTGGCCAATTGGTATCTAGCAGGTGCTACTAATGATTCAATGTCGGATTTCGTCATTCTCTACTCCTTATTCGACGTGGTAGCCGTATTTGGCGGCGAGAGTATCGTAATCCATATCTTTTACATTCCCAAAAGCGTCTTGATATCCTCGAGTGTATGCTTCCTCCAGCATTGCTGTCGGTACCCATTTGCTGTCTAAATCAAAAGCTGCAAGAATTACCCTCGCCAATTTCTGCATGGCTTCGTCTTTGGTCTTCCCGTCGGCGGTTAGGCTCTTGTATCGAGCAACAAAGCCATATTCTGCGTCGGGCAATAACTCAACGTCGGGCTCTGGCTCGGCCAGAATTGCGGCGTAGAGGCCATTATAGGCGTTGTTTGTCTTTAGGTATTCTCTCGCCCTCTCTGCCGCCTTCTGCCGTTCATCGGCGCGGATTAGGGCATCGCGGGCGGTGAGCATTGCTGACCATTTGTTTATTGGTGGGTCAAAGGTTCCATCGCTAGCGACCTCGTCATGAACTAATGACATTTTCCGTGCAAACTCTTCCGGCGTTTCTATGTCCATTGCGTTA